CTGTTGAAACAAATTCCCATAGTTTAGATAATGCACTTTTGCTTTTTTTATTCTTTTCGTTTATAAAGTTAATTTCAGCATCGTATTCATCTTCTTTTTCATAATCAACTTCTACCTCATCTACTAATGTCCATTCATCACCTAATTGTTCACCTTTAGCAATTAAAGCATCTGCAATATCAGAACTTAAACAAGTGTGTGAACTTAAACCAGTTTCTTCTTTTACTTGTTCATCTGTTTGCGTATTGTCTAATTCAGTAAATTCTAATGGTTGTATAGTTTTAAAGTATAATTTTAAACTAATATCATTGTAATATAAAATTTCATCTAATGCTTCTATTATTTCAAGTTGGTAAGGTTTAATTACTATGTTATCAAATAATAGCGTAGCAGTCTTTATTTCATCTGCATTGTTACCTAAACCACCATCACCATTTCTAATTCCTAATAACATTGGTGAAGTAACTCTATGCCCAACAATTAGTTTATTAAAGCATTCATTACTTAAATATTCATAATGTTGTGGTGCATCGTTTAACGGAATATCTTCTACTGTTGTTTTACTTTCTGCATTAGCATTAAATGCAACAATTACTTTATCGCCACGTGAACCAGTTAATTTATTTTTAACATCTGCTTTAATTTGGTCACGCATTTCTTCAGTTGGAATACCATTGTTAAAATTAATAACTTTAGTTCCGCTAAATCCGTTCTTTACATCGTTTATTTGATAAACAGATATTTCTTCTTCTAATAAAGCATAATCTAATGCACCATTATAGTCAACTGGTGTATAATAGTGAAATATTGGTAAATAAGGTTTTATAACCATTATTTCTATTTCATTACCATTACCAAAACCAAACGCTGGTATTCTTTTCAATTCCTCTGAAGGTTTCTTTTTTGACCAATCTGGACAATATAAATACGCTTCTATTTCGCCTTTATCGTTACATTTTTCTGCTCTTAATGTATGTATAGGAAAATGCTCAACTTTAACTATTTTATTCTTTTGCTTTACTATTTGCATAGAAGCCATACCCATTAGTTTACGTTCTAAACATACTTTGCGCAACATTTCTGGCTTAAATAAAGTTTTCATTTGTGCGTATTCGTTTGGCTTTCTTGATGCATCTAAAGCATCTAAACCTTTACCGTAAATCATATTAGATATACCTGTAATAATAGCACCATTTGTAGTTGAATATAAAAACCTATCAATTAAAAACTGAAAGTAATTATTGTCGTCACCGTATTCGATATAACCAGCTTTTTTATTTTCTTGTATTTTAGGGCTTGTGTAAGCACTTAAATTTACAATAGAAATATTTGAATTATTATTATTCATAAACTATAAAATCATTAGTTGTTTGATTTGCTACATATTCATCTTTGTTAATTGTATAATCAGCAATAACTTGATTTGTGCAAAATATTTTGTCTTTATAAACTACATCAGTATTATTTAAAATAGATAACGTATAAAAGTTTCCTTCTTTTAAATCAAATGTAGCAGTTGTAAATAGATAATAACCATCCTTATAAAAATCAGATGTTATAGTAGTACTTTCATTTGTCATTTCATTTACTAAAACTATTGTAGTTGCACAATATGTTCTTGGAATAAATTTTAATGATTGTGCTTCTATTTGCTCTTTTAGAATTATCATTTTCTTTTTATTTAAAAATAAAAGTTAATTGAAATTGTTTTAATAATAAATAAAAAAGGGATGCGTAAACACCCCTTAATTAAAAAACAAAAAAACAATTATTATGAAAACTTAATCTGTAATTACTACTGTAAATCCAGTTGCAGATAAATTGTTCAACAAGAAATTTGCTGGTACTGGTTCTGTTCCTGTAAGTGTTAAAGTGTAACCACTTAAATCACCCATAGCTGCACCAGTTACAATAGTTCCACCAGTTACATCCATTCCGTGTTCTAAACCACAATAAAACAAATTACCATTGTTATCTTCAACAATTACTTGTGGTCTACCATAAGACAAAAGTTTAATTTGTTTGTGGTCTACTATTGATAATTTTTTCAAAGTTAATGCTAATTCTTGTTGAAAGAATGTAGTTCCATTTTCTCTTGAAGATGTAATTGTTTGTGTTAAAGATGATGTACCTTTTAACTCATATCTGTAAGCATTTGGTGTTCCTGTTACTTCATCAATAGCATCAGTATTATCACCAGCACCATAAACAAAACCAGTTACTTCACCCCAATTTACAAAATAAACCGCTTTTAAACCACCATTGCTATCTTTGCAAGGTTCTAATCTACCTAAACTAATATCACTAGCCATATTTATATATTTTAAAGTTAAAAAAAAGGTGGCGTTTTTTGCACCACCTTAATTTTGATTATTAATTAATTATTAGTTAGCAGCGTTAGTGATACCATAAGTAACAATATCCTCTACATTTGCATATTGTACACCAGCAGTAAATCTCATAACTACTCTTACGTTTTGTGAACCATCAATGTCAGCCATATCAATAATTTTAACTTCTTGGTTGTCTGCTAATAAACCAGTTCCAAAAAACAAGTTAGATTTTTGAGCAGCAATAGCAACATTTGAAGCCAATCCGTTTGCTACAAATATTTTAACACCATCAAAAGAAAGTGAACCATTATTCCACCATTGTGTTCCCATATTGTTTGTACCGTTAGCACCTAAACCACTTGCACCAAAGCCACCTAAAGCACGAACATAAGCACGAGCAATATTTTGAGAAACATATAAATACAAATCTTCTTTTCCGTAAAGTGATGCTGGAATTGCATCTACAATTTTTCCAAGTTCAGCAACTACGTTTGCAGCAGTAACAGTTGTTCCAGCAACTTCTTGTGCAGTTGGTAAAGCAGCATCTAAAGTTAAAAGTCTTGTAAATCCGTTAAACTCACCAGCGTTAGCAGTAACACCTCTCCAAATGTTTTGTTCTGTTTTTTCAGCAACTTTAGCAGCTACGTGAGCAATTAAGAAATCAGCAAATGAAGGTGGCAAACTATCAAAAGCAGAATAACCCATTTGAACTGCTTCCCAATCACTATGGAAATCTTTTTTACAAAGTTGTAGGTTTACTTGGAATTCTTCTGGTTGTAAAATTCTTTCTGTTAACGTTACTGTTGAAGTAGCATCAAAGTCACAAGTTGAATCTTTTACGATTGCATCAGTAGCAACTTTTTTCATTACTTCTTTATATTTAACATTTGGTTTTACTTCAATACCACCATTTTCGATAGTAGAAGCACTTAATAATGCTGCTGATACATATTTTCCAGCAAACTCACCAGCATAGGTTGTTGTAATACTTGTTGTTGTAGCCATTTTTTATTTATTTTTTATTTATTTAATTTACTTAATACTACATCAAATGTTGTAGCGTTTCTTTTTTTAGAAAATACATTCTTTTTAACTTCAGTAGTTGCATCTGGATTGTGTGATAAAACCTCAATGTTATCATTTGACAATTCAACTGCATCTACTTCATCTGTTTTTGATAATTTTAATTCAGCAATTTCTGCTTTTAATTTTTCAATTTCAGAAAAAAACATTTCTTTAGTTACACTTTCAACTACTCTTTTTGGTGTAGCTGCTTCTGTTGTCATTTCTTGTTCTGCCTCTGGTGCTTCAACCTCAATTTCAACTTCTGGTGCTTCTTCTTCTGGCATTTCAATAGATGAAATAATACCTTCAACTTCTACTTTTAAAATGTTGCCATCTTCAAGCATATACTCTCCAACTGGCATTGGTACTTTATCTTCACCATTAACAATAAAAACACCCATTTCTGGTTCAAATGCTTCTGCTTCAATAATGGTAATACCATCTTCTAATTTCATTTGAGCAAGTTTAACTTCCATACCCAAAAGTTCTTTAATTTGATTTACTACGTTCATTTTTTTTATTTAAAAATTAATACTATTTATATTTGTTATAAATTGTTTATCCGTTTTGTCTAACTATTGTTCTAACTCCATCAACTACTGTTATAGTTGCATTACCTTGTGTAACTGTTGAACCAATACCTTGATTGATTAATTCACCTTTGCAACATTCTGATGAATATGTGCTATCATCACATAAACAACCTCTTTTAGCGTCCTTTGGACTTGTGTATTTATTCTTTCCCATTTTAAATATGTTAAACATTAATTAGTATTTGTTTTATTTTTTCAATCAATTCTTGCTCTTTACTTTCTTGTAGATTTAATTCTGCTTTTTCGCTGAAATATCCTTCAATAGAATAACCTTGATATTTACCTTCTTTAACATCATTCCAAACTTCTTCATTGTCTATTCTTTGAACAACAACCCAACTTCCAACTGTTGCATTTAAATTGTAAATAGCTGATTTATCTTTTTTAACATCTTCAACTATCCAACTTTCTATTGTATAAACACCATCAGTTTTCTTTTCGTGTTCTAATGTAGAATTATGTATTTTCATTTTCTTTAAATACAATTCAGATGCTTTACGAACTGTATCTTTTGAGAAACGAATGTTATATTCATAATCACCATTTCGTCTGTAAATATCCTTTTCTGGTATTAAAGCCAAACCAATTACAATACGTTTATCTTCATCAATAGTTTTTAATTCAACTTTGTGTTCATTTAATGCAACCCAATTTTCTTCAATAGCTGGAAATTTCACTAAACTAATAGCATCAATTCCATCTTTTATATTTGCTTCGTCAATATCTAAATAAATAGTTTCTAACTTTTTCATATACTTTTTTTTAAAAATTAAATTATTTGTGTTTTGTTTTAAATAACTATCATTAAGTTTGTTTTATTAGTTAATGTTAGTTTTAACTATCCTAAAGAAGCATTATTAACTATATTACGATTTAAACTTTGTGCTGATGTTACATTTGATGCAACTACATACGCTTGAA